AGACCTGTGAAATCAAATATAGAGCCCGCGATTCTTGGAGCAAGGCCACCTAGATTTCTTGGTACTGTTGTGTCTTCTATGTCATCACCAACAAAACAATAAGCAGGTGGGTTAGGTCCTTTACAGGGATCTATTACTTGATCATCTCCACCACCACTATCAGTAGTTTTAAATCTATCTAAATACTCTTCATACCCTTCTCCTAAAACATCACTAACTCCAGGATCTCCTAAAGTTGAAACACCGTCAACTGTTTTAAATTGAGTCATTGGATCTGTGGCTAGCATACTTGGAGGAACAGACAACGTAGTGTTTTCTAAATCTGTCGGTCCAGCTATAATATCCATACCCAAACCTCCAAGTTGATTCATGATTCTATCGTATTCTTCTTTTTCTTCTGGGTTATCTAAATCTAGACTGTCAATGTAATTTTGTCTTTGCAAAGAATTATTAAATCTTGCAAGTTTTGAATTAGTTAATTCATCTAAATATGAAAAAGGACCATACTTAGTAATAGCTCTTTTAAATTTATTAACATTAGTTTCTTTTGGTTTTTTTGGTGGTGGTTTATTTTCTGCATTTTGTTTTGCTAATTCAAATCTATTAGGACCAGTATCTTTAGATCTATCATAAGTATAAGTATTTAAATCTCCTTGTTGGTCACCTTGATTTCCTTGATTTCTTCCATACCCACCTGATTGTGAACCACCTCCTCCAGAAGTTCCTGGAGACATACTTCCTTTTCCCTCACTAGCATCTTTCTGTGCTCCTTTAAAAAATCCACGTCTACCATCAGGGTTTACAACTCCACCCTTGAGATATAATTCTCTTACTATTTGTGCTCTTGTTATTGCCATCGTTCTAGTATACTATAATTTTGTATCTCCTCCAAGTGGTAAAGCTTCTACAATTACCTTAACATCTCTCTTAATATCGTCAGCTATAGTCTCTGTTTCAGGGTTTTTTACGTCCTGCATAGCCTCTGCATCTGAATTATAATCTTGACCTGTTTTAGTATTGGTTAATGTAATTTCTGTTTGTGGTGTTATAATCTTAACTGGTTTACCGTTTATTATTTCTATTCTATATGATGCTTCTGTTTCTATAAATGACATATTAATCCCTGTTTATTTCTAATATTGATGCTACTACATGCAATCTATTTGCATCTGCAGCGGTTACTTTAAACACTTCGTTTTCTTCTAATATAACAGGTTGAGTTAGCAATTGTTCTGTTGCATGACCTGCTACGGCCTTTACATCAAACAATACAAATACATTACTAGATGCATCTGTTATAGTTGCTGTAATCGTACTACCATTATTACTATCATCACAAACTAAAATACTTTTTATAATAGCTCTTGAATCAGATGGTGCAGTATATAAAGTAGTTACATCTGTAGTTGTTAAATCTAATTTTGCGTTTTTATAAATGTTAGCCATTAAACCAAGTAAACCTTTCTTGTTCTTGTTTTTGTTCGTTTAAAAACGTAGAATTTAATTGTTCTATTACTAAAGAAATTGCTCTGTTAATTTGTTTTTGGTTAGATACATCATACTCTTCTTTTGGTTCAGGTAATCTTACTACGACTTTAGCCATTATCTACGTCCATCCGGTTGTATATCTATTCTCAAAGTTCCAAATCTCCATGATTCACTAACATCTGTGTTTTCTATTTTAATATTAACAAACCTTCCTCTGGCCCTAGTGTCCTTTTTATCAGTGCTAGAGTTAATTGTAAAGGGACTTAACGTTGTTGTTGTATCTGATTGTTGAGGATAACGCTTAACACCAAGAGTTACTTTTGCATTACCTTGTAGGTTTTTAAAGTCTGGTACAAATCTTCTCATAGCTAGAAACACTTCACCTGCAATACTTGGTCCACTCGATTTACCTTGAGCATCTTTCTGTTTTGCTTGTAGATCAAAGTCATATGATTTTACAAAAGATGTAACAGTGGTTGTACTACCATCAGGATTTACTTGATCAGTTCCAACCTCATGTTCAAAAAATTGTGTCTGTCCTAAACCATCTTGACCTACTACAACAGGAAAACTTCCATCAAGAGAATCATTATATTTGGTTGCAAAAGGTTTTTCATAAACAGAGGCATCAATCCAAGTAGTTCTAGCTTCTGTTCCAATATACCAAACGCCACCTTTCATTGGTTCTCCGTAATTAAATACTACATACTGATCATTATAGTCTGAGCTTGTTGATGGATAATACCAAACAACTTCTGTAAATTGATTATTTAATCCAGCATAAATTTGTTGTCCTTTTGTAGTATCTGCTTGATCATAAACATAATCTTCAACACTACATGGTAAAGATTTAACTGTACCATCAAACATAAAGAAACCATTTGGACTCATCCAAAACGCAGCACCATCTATTTCAACAGCTGCATTTTTACCAATCAATCCACAGTTAGTACCAACTTGCTCGAATCCAAATGTAAAAGGCGAACCAATAAATTTCATAGTGTACAATGCATTGTCTGTCCAAACTAGAATGGTTTCTTTAGCTTTTAAAGCTCCTATAATTTTTGTACCATCTTGCAATCTTTGTGTACCAGCACTATTGATTGCTGTTGGTGTGTAGTCATTTATGTCTTCTTGATCTGAAAATCTTATAAACATATCATCTTGTGTTGTTGTATCTCCAATAGTTGTTTCGGTTCCTAAATGAATTAAGTGACGTGTTGTAGGTGAAACTAATGTAACTCTTGTTGCAGTTGGATTATTAGATGTAGAAAAACCAGATGTAGATGTTGATGCTCTGACTGTTAAAGGAGATGCAGCTCCTGCGTTCCATGTAAATGTTTTACCATTAGCAATAGTTGCAACTAACACTTGACCAAAATTACTTAACGACCATAGACCAGGTTCTAAAGTTACGTTTGAAGCTTGCACAGCGCTTCCAAAACCTGTAAAGTTTGATGCATCAGTTACGACTGCACTACTTGAATGAGCTTGACCATTTGATGTACCAGCGGTTGCGGTTCCAAAAGCTCCTCTTGTAATACCTGTTAAAGTATTTACACCCTTACCAGTATATGTAATTAATTCATCACCAACTAATATAGTTCCAGCAGTTGGAAAACCTGAGTTAGATGTAATATTAATTACAGTTCCTGATCCACCAGTACCATTAGTATCTGCAAGCAAAGCACCATTTAAAGTTGTTATTTGTGCACCAGGTACTGTTCCACCATATTGACCAACACCAAAACCATAACCATATGACTGTGCAGCAGGACCAACTTTTTCATAAGGTATAACACTACAAGATCCTGTAGCCACACCATCTGCTGTTTCTGTTCCTGTTACAACTATAATTTTAGCAGACGTTACTCTTGTAACTTGAAATAATTTATCTTCAAAAGCAGCATTTGTTAAATTTACACCACTAGGAGCAGTCACACCATCTAATAAAATAATATCTCCTGATTCTAAATTATGGTCAGATGAAAAAGTTAATGTAACTTCTTTTGATCCATTAAAAGAGGACATTGAAACACTTCCAATTGTAGATTTAATTGGAGTAATATCATGAAGTTGTCCTTCAAAATATAAAAGTAAAAACTTATCTGTTCCAATAGCTACGTACCTATTTCCTTCTAAATCAACAAATGCAAACTCACGTCTTGCAACACCTACTATTGTATCTGATATTAGTGATGACCAACCACCTACTTTCTCCGGTAGTCCATATCTAAATCTTGTATTGTCACAATCTATCCATCTGTTTTCTGCACCGGATGTTGTGTCTTGTTTGTCTATTCCTGGTAAGACTTTGAAATCAATAAGAGCCATGATCCGTGCTCCTTATGCCGTGTTAGTTTTATATGCCCAACCTCTTGTCGAATCTACATACACTAATGTAAAAGCTTGGCCGTTAGTAGTTAGTGTTAGATTAGATGTGCCTGTATTAATAGGCTGACTGTTTCTATTTAAAATTAAATTGTTGGAGTTAAACGTTCCTCTTGCATCGATAAATGTAATTTCATCTCCTGTAGCAGGTGTTGCTGGAAGTGTAATTGTAATTGGGTTAGCTGTTGTATTTGCAAAAATTTGTTCACCAGCAGATG